CGGCGTCGGATTCGGTGCGGTCCACCGCGCGGGCCATGTAGTGGGAGCGGGCCTCCACCGGCGCCGCGTACGGGACGGTCGCGGACACCGCAGCACCCCGCACCGCGATGGACGCCCGGAGCCGGCCGGTGCGGACCGGGGCGAAGCCCTGCGCCGCCCGGGCCAGCACCTTGCCGTACTCGGCGGTGGCGTCGGCCATCCGCTCGAGCTCGGCGGCCGCGGCGTGCATGGTGCGGCCCACCCGGTCCGCACCCCGGACCTTCACGATCTGGTCGGCCACTACTTCGCCGCCTTCTTGCTGCTGCTGGTGGCGGTGACGCCGCCCCGGGTGTAGGTCGGGGCCGCGGTCAGCACGAACTCGAAGTCGCTGTTCAGCGTTTTTCCGTACTCGTCGGCCCCCAGGTCGAGGGGGTCCAGGATCAGCGTGCCGGTGGCGGTGACGGCGGCCTCGGTGTTCGGGGTGAACTCATACGCCTGTTCGCTGCCCATCTGGTCCCAGGACAGGGCGAACAGCCCGGTGGCCTTGTCGGATGGTGTCGGTCCAGGTCAGCCGGTACGCGGGCAGCGGCGCCCCCTGGTCCGGGAGCAGCAGGTCGGCGGGTTCGGCGCGGACCGCGGCGAACCCCAGCGCGGCGGTCACCTGGTCCAGCAGCTCGCCCAGGTTCACCAGGTCCACGCTGCGGCCGGCGCTTCCGGTCACCGCCCAGATGATGAAATCGGCCTGGAAGTCGCCGCGGCCGAAACGCCAGGTGAGCACCGGCGGGGCCACGAACACGCACGGCGGGTTCACGTCCCGTTCGTCGTCGGTGGCCCGCACACCGGCCGCCAGCAGCTGCTCCAGCACCGCCCGGACGGCGCCGGCGACGTTCACCCGACACCGGGCATCGACCAGGTCCCGGAATGCAGCGCCCGGCCGATATCCGGGTCGTACCGGGACACGTAGGTGACGGACTCGCCGAACGATTCCACCCCGCCGGGGGAGTTCCGGCGGCGGACCAGCCGGGCGGCCAGCATCACCGCCGCCTGGTACACCTCGGCGTCCGGTTCGTAGACCACCGGCCAGCCCGGCGGCGGCGGATCCGGCGGGTACGGGTCGTCCGGGTCGTGGTACACCCAGGCGTCCGACCGGGCCCGCTGCACCTGCGGCTCCACCGCGGCCGCGCAGCGGACCACCAGGTCGTCGTCGCCGGTGTCCGCGCCCGACAGGCGCAGCTGCGCCTTCACGTCGGCCACGTGCAGCCACTGCGGGGTGTAGTCGGGCATGGGTTACGGGATCACCGGGGTGATGCCCACACTGACGATGCCCAGCGGGTCGTTCACCAGCTCGGCGGAATACCCGAAGACGCCGGCATCGATGCCGCCGTTGGCCAGGTCCACCGCCCGCACCGTGAACGGGTTCCCGCGGGGGGTGTACTGGGTGACGGCCCGCCGGTCGCCGGCCACCACGGTGCCGTCGTCCAGCGCCGGGGACTCGAAGATCCGCAGGTTGTTCACGTTGCTGGTCTGCCCGGACAGGTCCACGCTGGACGACTGCGCCAGCCACCACGGGGCGTCCGCCGACGTGATGCCCAGGTACTCGGCGTACAGGTCGGAGGCGATGGCGATCCAGTGCACCGACGCCCCGGCCTGCTTCAGCTTCTGCGCGGCCAGCGACACCGCGGCCAGCACGTTCGCGGCGGTGCCGCCGTCGGTGGCCTCGGCGAGCACCAGGGCGCCGATCGCGGCGTCCAGCTTCTTGGCGTAGTCCTGCGCGACCAGCCGCAGCCAGGTGTTCATCACCGATTCGTCGCCGAAGTCCAGCCAGATCCGGTCGAAGTCGGCGCCCACCGCGTGCCGGTGCGCGGTCACGGTGACCGGGCCGAAGCCCAGGGTGCCGTCGGTCGGGATCGGTGCCTTGTTCCCGGCGTAGGGGGAGATCACCGGGCCCGGCGGGATGCGCTTCCAGCCGGTCAGGGTCATCGACGTGAGCGTGCCGGTGGTGACGGCCTGCGCCCAGTCCAGCGCCGCGTATTCCGGCGTCCAGAGTTCGCCCAGCCACTGCGGCGGGGCCACCGCGGCCGAACCGGTGGACACCGGGGTGATGTTCGCCAGGGCGGCGGTCAGGGCGGCGGCGCTGCGGCCGCCGGACACGTAGGCGGCGGACAGCTGCGCGGTGGCGGCGTCCAGGGTCAACGCCCCGCCGGCCGGTCGGCGGCGGGACGCGGTCAGCGGTGCGCGCCGGGGGGCAGCCGCCGGCGCCGGGGGGGGAGGCGCCGGCGGCGGGTTGTTGTCGTCCGGGTCGTCGTCGTCGCCGGGGTCCCGTTCCGCCGCGATCCGGGCATCGGAGAACGCCGGCAACGGGACCAGCGCGACCGCGGCCAGTTCGGCGGCGACCAGTTCGCCGTCGTCGTCCAGTTCCACGTCTTCGAGCTCCACGGACAGGGCGTCCCGGGTGCCCTCGCGGGCCTCCAGCAGCGCGGCGTCGCCGTCCGGGGTGGCGGCGATGTGCAGTTCCGCGGTCAACCCGGCGGCCGTCTCCCGCAGCGCGGTGACGTACCCGACCGGGCGGGTCCGGTCATGCCCGACGAACACCTTGATACGGCGCAGGTCGGTGGCCCAGTGCACCACCCCGGCGGACGCCCGCACCCGGCCCGCCGACGTGCGGCCGTCCGCGGCGTAGGGCAACACCAGCCCCCGCAGCGTCCGGTCGGTCGGGGTGCCGGCGGTGGCCTGCACCACCGCGTCGGCGGCGACCAGCTGGAGCCGGCGGTGCCGTTCGATGGTCCGGTCGCAGACGATCAGCGGCAGCCGGCGGGGTGATGGTGCTGGCATGGGATGCCCTCTCAGTCGGGGGTCGGGGCGCCCGTGGTGGGCGCGAGAGTCGTTGTCAGGCTGCTGGTGTCGAACGCGACCCGCTGCCCCTCGGGGACCACGGTGTCCATTGACAGGGCCGCGGCGATGGCGTCGGTGTAGCTGCTCAGCCCGTAGTCCAGCCACTGCTGATTTCGGGATTCGGGGTTGGAATAGGTCAGGCTGCTGCCGGTGGGTTCGGCATCGATCATGGCGCCGGGGATGTTCATGTGCCGGGCCACGTCCAGCGCCGCGGCCTGCCGGCCACCGACCAGCAGCTCACTGGAATCCAGCCGGTATTCGGCCACTTCCAGCGCACTGTTGGTGAACAGGATGCCCTGGTTGTCGGCCAGCGCCCGCCGGGTCTCCGCGACGATCTGCTGCCGCTCGGCGGCGGTCAGGGTGATCTCAGAGGTTTGGTGTAGACCAATTCTGAAGGGAGTTCGCGCTACCTCGGCGGCGGTCATCTCCAGCGTGCCGGCGGCCCGGATGGTCGGGGCGCCGAAGTCCAGCACGCCGGTGTGCGGGCCGGTGATCAGCACCACCTCGGCGGGTTCGCCGCCGGCGGTGAACGGGTGCCCGTCCTGGTCCACGTACTCGGCGAACGACTCGCCGTCCTGGTCCACCGATTCAACGATGGTCCACAGCCCGTACGGGATACGCACCATCCGGTTGGGGAACCACCGGCCGCTGCGCCAGATCGGCCGGGTGACCAGCCACAGCGACTGCCCGTAGAACAGCAGGTCGTCGGCGGTGCCCAGCATCCGCTGGAAGGGCGACTGACCGACCGGGAGTTCGTAGGTGACGCGTTCGGCGTCGGTCAGGTCGCCCAGCTGCCCGTCGGTGACGAAACACCACTGCGGCTGGTACCCGGCCGGGTCGGCGCCGGACAGCGCGACCAGCGGCAGCTTGGCCACGGTGGCGCAGATCAGGTGCCGGGACCGGGACACCGCCGGCACCGCCATCGCCTCGGTGCGGGTCATCGGCACCGGCAGCGCGGTGGGCCAGATGTCCGGCAGCGCCACCGATTCCAGGAACGAGTCGTCATGCCGCCACGGGGACAGCGGCTGCACGCTCGGCACACTCAACGCCAGCGCCGCGGTCCGGCCCAACCAGCCGCCGATGCTCACCGGGCCGCCACCAGCCTGGCGTCGCGTTGCCGGATTGCGGCCCGGGCCCGGTCGTCGCCGTGCACCTGCACCGCGTGCCGGTCGGCCACCGCCGATGCTTCGTCCCGGGTGACCCTCGGCAGCCCGCGCCACGTGCACTGCGGACACAGCGGCAGGAACGAGGCGAACGAGCAATCAACCCGCGAGATCCGCTGCACGTCCCCGACCCTGCCACGTAGGTGTGACAGCGTCGGCATTCCGAATTACGCGGGCGTAGTTCAGCCGGCGTAGGCGACGGGCCGGACCGGGTTCGGCGGCCGGTGCCGGTCCCCGAACAACGCCAGCGACGCGGCCACCAGCGGCGACACATCCACCGTGGGCAGCCGCCGGGACCAGGCCCAGCCTTCGCCGACGGTGCGGCGGGCGGCGGCGCCGACGGCGGCGTCCAGGGCCGGGTCGCCGCGGTGCCTGATGGTGCGGTCGGTGATGGCGTCCAGCAGCTGCGCGCAGGCGGTGGTGTATTCGCGGGGGGTGACGGCCCGCACCCAGTCCGGTAGCTGCTCCCGGTGCCGCATCTGGTCCACCACGGTGCTGGCGGGGCCGGTGCCGCCGTCCAGCACCACCGGTGACCCGTGCGCGGCGTGCAGCTCCAGCAGCCGCGGCGCCACCCAATCGGTGCCCGGCCCGTAGGCCACCACCTCCAGGGTCGGGACACCGGTGGTGTCGGGCCAGCAGGCCACCACCGCGGCGGCTGACCGGTCCACCGCCACGTCGGCGCCCAGCACCGGGGCCACACCGGCGGCGGGGGTTCCGTCACGGTGACGAATCGCGGCCCAGGACACGGCCGGGATCAGCTGCTCCAGGGTGGTGGTCCACCGGTTGCCGTAGGCACGGGCGAACTCCCCGGGGGTGGCGGCCATGATCCCGGCCTGGTCGACCAGGAAGGACCGGTCGATGGTCCGGCCGATCGCCGGGTGCGCGGCGGCGACGGCGTCCAGGTCCATCGGGTCGACGTCGTCGGCGATGCCCCATTCCAGGTACGTGACGGCCGGGTCGCCGCCGCGGCCGCGGTCCACCAGCGGCCGCAGCCAGGTGGAATCGGCGGTGCCGGCGGTGGAGACGACGACGACCTGGGCGCCGGGGCGGGTGGCCTGGGTCGGGCCGATGGCCTGCATCAGCTCGGCGCCGCGGACGGCGTCGTGTTTCCACGCTTCGTCCAGGATCACCAGGTCCGATTGCATGGAGTGCAGCGCGTCCTTCGTCGGTGGGAACGGCCGCAGCGTGCTGCCGTTGGGGAAGATCAGCCGTTCGGTGCCGTTGGTGAACTTGGATTCGATCTGCCGGCGCAGCGGGGCGCCGGGGCCGGTGAGTTCGGCGACCAGTTCGCCCCATTTCTCCCGGGCGTATTGGCCGTTTTGCGCGGTGTACCAGACGCGGCGGAACGGCCCGCCGAACAGGCACCGCTCCAACGCCTCGGCGAGCAGCCACGTCGTCTTGCCGGCCTGCCGTTGGATCGTGACGACGGTGAACGGCCGGGTCCGCACGCCGGCGTTGTGTTCGTTCAGCAGCTGACTGGCCTGCCGCTGCCAGGGCATCAGCTCCCGGCCCAGCACCTTCGCGGACAGCGCGGCGACCCGGTGCGCGTGGGACGGCCGCCCCGGGACCGGCGGGGTGGCGTACCTAGGCGCCGGGGACGGCGGGGCCAGCGTCGGCATTGGCTATCTCCGCCAGCAGCTGCTCGAACGAATCATCGACGGCGACCTGCGGCAGCAGGTCCCGGTACGCGGCCCGGAACTCGGCGGTGATCATCACGAACCCGCGGTACTGCCGCCCGGCGATGGCCCAGTCGATCCGGTCGGCGAGGGAGCGGACCACCAGGGCCAGCACCGGGTCGGCGTCCGGCTCGTCGGCCAGGCGGGTGTCCAGCAGCTGCCGCAGCGGCCCGGCGGGGCCGGGCAGCGCAGCGAACAGGGGATCGGTCACCTGGTCAGTGTCCCCGCCGGGTGAGGATCAGCACCAGCACCGCCCCACCGGCCAGCAGCAGCAGCACCCACTCCAGCAATCCCACCTAGTTCGGCACCCCCACCGCGATGCCGGGCAGCGTCGCGGGCCATGCGTCCTGGGTCATCCATTGACCTTTGTACCGGTCCTGGGCGCCGCCGGGGATGCTGTAGGCGCTCAGGACGCCGGTGGTACTCATCAGGTTCTGCCGGTTGGTGGCGCCGTAGCACGTCATTGGTCCGTAGAACGTGCCCGGCACGCTATGCCGGAACCCGACGGGCAACGTAATGATGGTGAATGGGCTGGTCGGCGCGCCGGTGACCTTGAAATCGCAGTACATCTCCACGGTGGCGCCGTACCGGCGGAGCTGCGCGATCGGCGCCGGCGCGGTCTGCAGGATGCTGGGGTCGGTCAGCATGGCCGCCACGTTCCGCAGCCCGGTGTCGCTGTAGGCGGTGCGCCACCGGGTGCCGTCGGACACCACGATGACGGCGGTGTCGGTGACCCAGTAGGCCTTTCCGGCGTTGGCTGCTGCTGCTGGTAGGGCGGTGGCGGTGGCGACGGCCGGGAACGCGGCACCCACGGCGCCGGGGATGCCCTGGACGCCCTGCGGCCCGTCGGGGCCGGTCGGGCCGGGGTCGCCCTGCGGCCCGGTGCTGCCGGTCGCCCCGGTGGGCCCGGTGGGCCCGGTGTCACCGGTGGGCCCGGTGGGGCCGGGGTCGCCCTGCGGCCCGGTGGCGCCGGTGGGCCCGGTGGGCCCGGTGGGGCCGGGGTT